GTTTTAGGTTGTGTGTTACACGGTAACACTACGACTTAAAATTTGCTATATTTATACTCCCGCATCTTTAAGCGTGAGTATGGTGTTACCATGTGGTGTCCTTTTTGACGTCTACAACCATTCTAGGACAAGAATGATTGAAGGGTTAATACGTTAGCCTTTTAACCGATATAGGCTTGTGCGGCTCCACTATCTGAGATAAGAGAGGGCACTGTTGTGTTTCCGACAACTACATTAGCATGTTGTATCGGGTCTAGTTGGATTTTTGTGACACCATCTAGCGCAAAATATGGATTTAATTCTCTAGCATTGATTAGCATACCAAATCTGGCATCATCTCCAAGACCTACAAATATAGTTATATGCACTCGGCTTAGTACTACCGTTGCACCAGCTGGTGAAACAATAACAGGCGTGTAAGAAATTTTAAGGTTTCCTAAACTGTCAGAAGATGACTGCGGAGTATTCAATCCTAATAATTTTCCATCATTAGTTACGAAATCTTGATGGGACATGTATGGAACATGGATATCGTGTATAGAAACACTATCTGCTAGAGAGCCTACTCCTGTAGTTGTATGAACAATACTAGGTCTGCGATTGAAATCAGACATCTCTTGATATGTAGTTCCGGGGATCATTCGAAAAGAATCAGAAAACGGAAGACATGAACCTACCTCATCAGCAATAAACGTAGTGTTAGTTGTAGAAGGGGTAGTCATTGTGTACACTTTATTTACTCCTTCAGATGTTACTGATACATTTGGAGGATAAAAGTGGACAGCTGACGCATTAGCACCAGTTATCATGATTTTCAATTTCATAGAACCACGAAATCCATAAAACATATCTGATATGATACTAAGTGGTGTTGCATCACTTGCTGTTCCTGAGAAATTAGTTCCAATTTGTCTACTACGAAACAATCCTTGTAGAGGCAGATTTAAGTAGTTCACGTTAGATGTAACACTTGGAGTGAGTACGTTAGAATATACAGGGTACACTCTTCTTATAATATCTCTAACAGAAACTATTGGTCTTAAATTTCCTGGACCATACACAACAGAGGGTTTAGATGGTCCTTTATCAGTAACACATTCCTGACTAGTAGTGGTATCTAACATAGAACTATCTGACATCGCCATAGATTGGGTAGTCATACTATCTAGAACTTCTTCACCCATAGCGGCTATGGGTGGAATAGGAGAAGTGGCAGAGTAATGTCCTCGTCGATAATTAAAACCATACAATTGAAAATTCTCTTTACACCTATAATAAACGTTTAACTCTGGAACTGCTACGTCGTCAGAAACTACAGGAGGCTGTAGTACATATATTCTAACTAAACCATGCGATAACGCATTGGCGCGCCAGTCTGTAGTTAGTGGTAGTTGCCTGAAAGCTGACATGAACGGTAAGGTTACACATTGAATAGAACCACCTCCAGCAAACTCGAGAGTATGCGTAAGTGTGCCTTGGTAGGGAGAAAAGCTGGCAGGAGAGCCAGCTATGCCTAAGTTAGTACTATTAATGTTACGGGTATAATCTAACACAACCAACAATTTCAAGAATTGAGTGTTAGACATATCCACCTGTAACATTAACTCCATGTCTCCACTCCAATGGGACGCACAGAAGGCAAGTTTAGATTGTATAGACTTGATGGTGTGTAAATCTGTGACTGAATTCTTGACACCCATAAAAGGAGTTATAGGTCGACAAAACAACTGGGAGCCAACAGCCGAGTTAAGTGGAATGGGGATACGAGTACTAATCACTTGAGGTATGGAGAGTAAGTATTTCATATCCATTTCGTCTGTCTCAGTATGGAAAAATGCTGCCGATGTTGTTCCTGACTCATCCATTGTATATGGATGTAGTGTATCATAAGTAGTTACAGCATCTATTACATTAGGATTTGCTCTAGTCTGCATAAAATGTTTATTCAAAGGAGCATCAATATTGGGATTATGTAACCCAGTCCATTGATGGAGAGCACCACGAACGTTATCAATATAATCAGATGACTTTTGTTTCAATATAGAAGCTACACTGTCCATAGCTTGTGTGATAACTTTGGATTGAGCGTATACTATATCAACTGGGGCGGGAGTATAAAACTCTAGCTCATCTAAGATCATATGGACCGTGACTACAACAGTAGTAGAACCGCCAGTTGGAGCAGACAAAGGATTAATAATTCGAATAAACACATCCGAATATGAGTCTGACCCATCCCTTTGTATGGCTAAGTGACATGTTCTATCATTATCCTGTGTCTGACGTAAAGGGCTGGGATTATAAAAAGGAATCTCTACTATGGCCGGATTTGATTGATTAGCGTATACAAATGCATGTGGAACTGCCAACATAGAATTAAGAGGAAAATTGGTTGGTGCTACAAAAGGCAATGCAGATGCCAGCAAGATACCGGAGTGTCTAACTGTTCCAGCTACTTGAATAACTAGTTTACCTTTGAGCCTATAATAGCACGATGATTTCCAAGGAATTGCTAAAAAAGAATTAGTATTAAAAATATCACGGGGTATTTGCACTCCGCCTATGTTGATACCAGCAGCATCGACTGTGCTCCAATTAAAATTGTCAATAAATAAAGGTTTATGTAAAAATTGATCATAATTCATTTTAATTTTATGAAAATTGAGTGGAAGTGGACTAAAAAGTCCATACTTGGTGGGAGCGTCTCCACTATCACGCCCCTGTATTGAATTGTCATTTCGATTAATATTAGCGGTAGTTTTTAATCTTAGTTTAGTCTACCAACAGAACAAAGATTGGTGTGAGCTAACACCGATTTGTCTGATTTTGATTTACTTTGCTGAAATAGCTCTTTCATTATAACATAACATCAAAATCAGTTCGACACCATTGACGGTGTCTTTAAAATAAATAATAAATAACATTTAAGCGTAAGTAGTATAGTCAACTTCGTTCTTTAGAAATTGCCTATACATTTCCATGTTCGAGGGCATAATCCATGTCATACCTGCAACATTTTCTAGGTACATTTTAAGTTTTTCTCTGTTACTATCATTATCCTCACGCAAATAAGATTCATAGGTGAAACTTCTCAGTTTTCCGTCAATGACGTCATTAAAGTCTTTGGAAGTATCCCACCAAGCTAGCATAGAATAGAAAGTTTCATCTATCAAGGGACACATAATTCTCTTTAGTACAGGGTGAAAAACAAACTTCCTCTTTAAAAAATTTACATCTTCCCATGAATCGAAGGGTTGTGTTATTTCTTTCTTATCGGCTGTTGACAAATCTAGCCCTATCAACTGAAAATAGTCTCTCATTGTAATAGCATTAAGTATATCTTCTTTATTCTTTATGGAGCACAACTTATCATCCCCATACACTGCGTCATATACGTCTTGCTTATATTGCGTTACTGTAGCGTCAGGTATCACGTGTTTGTACCACATAGCTGTGTATACCTTCTGCACCATACTATTCATAATGGCCGTAAGATAGCAACCGGAAGGCATAGAATGAGTGGTCAGGTAAACATCGTCATTTACGGCTACGGGGTTATTAATGAAATTATGCAAAATTCCTTTTAGTAGTTCTGTTTCTTTATAAGTTCCGGAGAAAAACGATAAAATAGTGTCGACAACCCCATGTTGTACCTGGGGTAACATTCCACCATCGAACTTTTTTATATCTGCTGCTATAATACCCTTAGCTTTGTATCCGACTGTATTATAAAGGGTTTCCCATTCACTATAAGGATTAATCCCTATCATAATACCATTTGAAAATTTGTTAGCAATTATGTTATTAACCATCTCGCCTGTCAACTGCTTACACAAAACATTAATTGGGAATCTGAGTACTCTAAATGAGCGCGGTTCCTGATCTTTAGAAACGCTTCTCACCTCATCTTTTAATGTTTCTTTGGCGACCCATAAATTTAAGTTAACATGTTCGTCTTTAAGTAAATTATCTTCGATGTCTTTTATTTCCTTCCTAAGTAGCTGAGTATAGTAGCCTCGTTCAAAATTAATATAAGCTGCGCGATCTCGTTCGCATCCTATGCCGGTTGATTTATCCATATTGATTTTTGCTACTTTATCAAAACCTTTCACAGTATCTTGTTCTGATAAACTACTAAATGGTTGCATTAGCGTGCTCAAGTAATCAAGACCAAAGTCTAGCTCTACTTGAGTTATTTCTTTAACTTTAGAGAAGGATTTTTTGGCTACGTCTTTAACTGTATGCTGTCCATATTTGCTTAAATTTACAGGTTCCTTGTGTTTAGGAAACATATGTGAAAATATAGTTGGTTCTATTTTTGTCACTTTAGGAGTGGATTGATGAAAATTTGTATCCAGTTGTGTTCCAGATGAAAGTTTACCGTTGTCCTTAAAATCTAATTCTAACAGAAATCGGTCACCCTTCAAAAGTGACATGACTTCAGAGAAAACTCCTGTGTTCCATTTTAAGGCTCTACCGTATTGTTCATTGCCGGCAATGTGAGCTCCTATAACACCGGTAGCATTATCAAATAATAAAGAACCACACAAACCATCCATGGAATAAGTATAAGGAAATGAATTACTGTCATCTAACTGAAAATTTTTTCCATAAATATTTAAGATACTACATCCTGCTGTTCTCTTAACCACAGGCAAACAGCCATATGGAGTAATCAGCGTATGACCTTTAAGCGCATCACATTTGTAATCGAACACCTTAACTAACGATTTAAAAGGTACTATCAAAGTTTCTGGTATTTTTAAAACTACAAGATCACTAGAATATGCTTCATATACCTTAGTACAAGGAGCATTATCCAACAATCTACAATCAGCTACCTTAGATAATATTGAAATTCGAATACAATCTTTAGCAGCATGCCACGGGGCTAAGATGAAATGCCCGCTTACGGTACCAGTAGCTTTTTCCTTTGACCCATCCTTTTTAATAAACTCCATAAAAAATGTTTGTTTAGCGACAGCTTCAGCCATAGTACTGCCTTGGACTACTTGACAACGTATGTCTTGTTCTTTTTGTAGTTGCATCTCATCCTGCTCTTGAGAGAAGAAATAGGTGAATAAACCATAGGATAATAAGATACTAGATATTCCTATTATACTACCCCATACAATCATGTCACTAGATACTTCCTCTACCTTAGACACAAAGTTGCCAATCATGGTTCTAACAGGGGGAGCATAAGAAGAAAAATATGATGCTCTTTCTTCTACAAAACTACTACATATAGCAAAAGCATGATGCATGTAAGATTGTAAAATACCTACTCCGGTGTAAGGATCATAGGCCGATTGAGCCTTTGTTTTCCATTCTGATGTAGCTTTCCTTATCTCCTGTAGTAGGTCTTCATTGGCAGCATTATTGTTTACGTGCGATTTCTTCAGATCTATGCTCATTTCATATATAGCACTCAACCATCCTAGTAGTTTTACTTTGTTGCCTACATCGCATTCTGGTGTTATATCAATGCTAAACAAAGGAACATACTCTTTATGTTCTAAGGAAAACTCACTTGCTTTTAGGATTCCTTCTATCCAATCTCCTTTTCGTTTTACATGAGAGAAATCTATTAACACGACTCTTCTCTTCACGGCATTTAAATCAACAATACCACTTCCACTAGTAGTTGATCGTATCGTAGAAAATTTATTAGTAGTAAATAAAACTGCCTCGCTTGTAAAAAATTTGGTATCTTTTAGTTTTTCTGAAGCACAGTCTAGAGGGTACTTAATTGGAGATATCAAATTAACTAAAAACCTAAATTGGGAGTCTCCTCCAGCACCTAAATCGTCCATAAGCATTATATCTTGATTATCATACTGATCATAAAAATCTTTACCATCCATGAGAGATTTCACTTGATGTGAGTAAACACTCTTATTAAGAGCTTTTAACAACAAACTCATAATTGTAGACTTAAAAACTCCTGGTGGTCCTTCAAAGCACATACATAAGGGTTCTTGTCTACTATTGTTCTCATAAGCGAGAGCTAACTTGTTCAACTCTTTTATGGTAGCAATTTCATTGGCCACGGACGGACTTGTTTTTCCCCAGTCTAGTAAAATAGTGTTCCCAACAACTTTCTCGTGTGTAGTAAAAATCTTTTCTCTAAAATGGCTCTCTGAGAAGATCCTCCTGTCTTTTTTGACTAATTTACACATATCTTTGATATCAGCAAGGAGAGAATGATGTTGTATCAAATCTTTTCCGTATTCTTTTATTTGCTTCACTACTGGAGTTTGAGTGAAACCAAGAGTTTCAATAAAAGACGCTAAGGTGTCCATACAAACGCTAATCAATTGATGGAATAATGAAAAATCGTCTAACACCTTGGTGTTGGATAACAGTGACATACGTTTTACAACATCTATCACGGCCGCAGGAACTCCAAAGCTAACTAAGGAAACCAACAAACCTTGCCACGACTGAGGGTGGAGGGGTGAATCTTTGTACAATTTAAAAACCCTCAACAATGTAATAATGATGTTCATTCCATAGACTTTGCGACGTGTTAGTACATCAGAAAGTAGCAGTATCGCATCCAGTAACCAATCCATTAACGCCGTTGCGGTTTTCATATTACTACATTTTTGTACCACTTTCACCATAGTTCTAAAAACACCAAACACTGATACCAAAAGTTCTTTCATATCAGAAATAATATCTGTCAGCCCTTGCACTCTCATCCTATCAACATGAATCAACACTGACTGGATAAAAGTTTCTCTGTACAAAATTCTTGAACCAGCTGCCGGATTGAATTTAACTAGTAGTAATCCACATTTTAGAACAGGCCATTCATTTGATGAAAAGGCGTTTTTGCTGGATCTAACACAGCGATAAGGATTCGCCATGATAAAATAATTAGAAAAACAATTGTTAATAAATAAGAAATTTTTGTTGCCGTTTTTTCGGTCCCCTTGATTCGTTGAAGAATTATAGACCATTGTGATTAAGTGTCCCAGGATCACTGGGTCTCTCACGAGAAGCGTCCTTTTTAATAAAAGGCAAATCAAATTATAAGATTAAAACAAAAGCAAACACGATTTAGATTAAAAGAAGGAAAAACACATTCAAACTAATATACTACATGCATAACGGCCGATCTCAGACGGCTAAAACTGAGATCCCGTACCTTCAGTGCCCTTCTTGATGTTGCGCATCAAGAAAGCAGAAACATAAATAAGTCAGCTGCGTGAGCTAGTCTATCTATTTCCTACAATAACACCTCTAGTGCTCTAAGCGGCAAAGCAGCCGGTGGGTCTTTCGACATCACAGGGCTTTCTACTATCTTGAGCAACGCAGGTTAAGGTTCCAACCTACGTAGGAGAGATACGACGCATCATACCTCTTCATCCTCTACACTCTATACTAGTTTAAAATATTCCGACTCGTAACAAATCATCAAATCATATACAAAATAAAATAATAAAGGAAACACATTAAAATAAAGAAAGAATCACTCTTCATATTACAATATACCACACAGTTAGGTTCGCCTATTCTGAGCGAGCGAACGCACCATACATTTTTACCACTAAAAGGTAATATATTAGAAAACAAAGGGATTAAACCTCTCACTTTTGATAATTAATTGAAACAAAATACTAAGTCCACCTATTCTGAGCGAGCGGACGCACCATACATTTTTACCATTAGTATTTCAATTAAACCAACTATCAAAGGATTCTATCTTTAAAACTTAAACAAATTAAATAATAAGAAAATTCACGTCTACCTATTATGAGCGGGTAAACACACTATTACATTATCTCTGACACCTTATTACATAAAATTACACAAAACTCGTCTTCGGAGAAACTTTTTT